GGTGAGGCGGGTTACGAGCGCGGACATGCTGAATTCCTTACGTTAGCTTGTTGTCGAAAATGACGGTCAGGTCGCCGGGGTCGAGTTCATCAACATCCGTGCGGCTTTCCACGTCTGCCACGCGGCTGACGGTCTGCTCGACGGTCGTTTCAGTGCCTTGCAGGCGTTGGCGGATATTCGCCATACTGCCGTGACCGGGTGTTGGTGCGAGGCTCATGGCCGTGCCTTATGCAAACGATGGAGAAGATACTGCGTGCCACTGATCACACCGGGACCGTCAGCCTCGATAAACACCCGTGCGCCGTTCGTCTGCCAGTTGGTGCGGTTATACGCAAGGATCGGGATGCGAATCTTGTGTGCGATACCGGCGCCGAGGTTGATCGGGATTTGCGTTTCGAACGCACGATTCGGACCAGAACCGATCTGCAACCAGACCGAAGCCGTTGTTGCGGTATCGTTCGACGGGGTGAACGTCATGCGAATTTCGCCGCCGAGACCGTCACCTACGCGACCAACGATGAACTCGCCGTCGTAGAACGTCTCAATATCGGCAGGTTTCTGCGTCTCGTCGGTTGTTGCCGCGTCATTGGCGACCTGCAACGGTGTATCGGTGAGCAGGTTCTGCGTGCCGCCGCCATGCGTGTAAACGCCGTGGCCGGTAAGATCGAACACGGAATAAACTCCCGGTGCAGGTGCGACGGTCGGCAGCGCGTCATCGGGTAGAGGCAGGCCGTCAGCCTCGGCAGCCGACAGCGGGAGCACCCGAGCGGTTTGATAGCCGAGGTCGACTTCGTAAGTGTGATCGACGCGAAACGCCTCGCCTTCTTCCACGGAGACGACTGCGCCTCGACGTAGGGATGGAATCTGGGATAGCTGGAACCGGATGCGGTCTTCACTGATCACGAGGGTCGCGGCACCCTGATAACCGGGCAGTTCGCCGGTCTCTGGATCTTCGCGCTTACGCCAGACTCGCACAGTGCAAGGCACCGGGTCAGCGTTTGGCGCGGGAATATAAAGCGCGGCGACGCTCATCTCACGATGAAGGTCGCCGCGCATCTTCCGCTTGATTTCACGCAAGCGGCTCATAGTTTAGCCAAAGTCACCGTCGTCGGCGCCGTCATTGGCGTCTTCGCGGTCACGTTCAAAACGTGCAACTTCGTCGTCGGTCAGTTCACGAACAGCCTTGAGGCCGAACAACTCGTTGCGTTCAGCTTCGGTGGCAGGCGTAAAGATCGAGCGTGCGACTGCGGTCTGATGGTCACCGTAGGTGACCTTGCTGAGCGCAAACACTGGCGCAACTTCGCCTTCCTTCACCTTGACCTTTTTCGCAGCCTTGGTCTTTTCCTCGGCAGCCGCAGCAGCCTTCGCTTCCTCGGTTACGATTTCGGGCTGGACAACACCGGCAACAGCAGGCTTGCCGTTTTCGGTTGCAGCCGCCACAGCGGCATCGGTTTTGGTTGCGTCGGTTGTCGCCGCAGCCGGTTTGGCATCGGCCACCTTCGCGGTGGTATTGGTTTTTGCAGGTTCTGTCATTTCTCACCTATATGTTGATGCAGCAGGCACGGCCACCTGCTGCATCGGGGAACATTAAGCCTTGGCCGTCAGCTTATACGTCGCGTTCGGGTTGATCGGAACGAACAACGGAGCCGATTCTGCCGAGATGTTTTCGACCTTGACGCGCTCGCCAGTGACGAAGTTCTTCGGGAAGATCGGCAGTGCCTGATATTCAGCGTCGAGATCGACGATCATACCGAAGCACTCGTAGCCGTTGATGGCTTCCGGCGTAGAGGTGAACACGGCTTCATAGTTGCCGAGGTAACGAGCCTGCGTGCCGTCGTTGGCCGTGTAGGTTTCGTTGTTCACCCACAGTTCGATATTCTGCCCGGAAGCACCACCGACCTGCAATTCGCCGATCTTGTAAATCTTGCCGCCACCATTGGCGCCGGAAACAAGGCCACGTTCAACACGCATGGTCGAACCGGCAATGTTCTTGTCAAGATGTTCAAGAATCTCCGCATCGCGACGAACGATCGCGCCCAGACCGCCGCCCATGGTGATGCGGGTCGGCATACCGCCGAATTCTGCATCATTCATGGTGTCGACAATGGTCTGAATGTGATCAACAATCGAAACGCCCGAGTCACCCCAATAGTTCCCCATGGTGAGGACTTCGGTGTGATCGTCGTCGCGCTGGAAGTCGACCACGGCAACGGTGCCGTCGAGATAGTTGATCGTCACTTCGCCATCGATGATGGCGCGAGCCTTCATCCATTCCCAACGACGCTCAACAGCGGTGATGAATTCGCTCATCATCTGCATCTTGAGCAATGCACGACGCTGCATCGGCGACAGTTGCGTTGGGTGCAGCATCGAAGAATCGATACCGGGCTGATACGTCAGCGGACGCAGGATGTCGATCGAGTCTTCGACCACGATGTTCGCGGGCTTGAAGCGATAGCCCTGCACCTTGTCGGTGAAGACGCCATGGCCGCGACCAAGCGGCTTGACGAACTGCGCCAACTGACGAGCACGAACCGGCAGCTTCTCGAAGTCGATCCACTCGTCGGTCGAGCGCATCTGGTTGGTGAAGAACTGGCTGAAATACCAGTCTTCTGGCCGAGTGTCGCGGAAGACACCAAGCAGTTTGTGGGACTGCCACAACTCATACGGATTAGCCATTCTCTTTTTCCTTTGCTGAACTGGCTGTTAGAGCGGGTTAAACCGCAGCGGTGGTTGGGATGGTACGCTGACGGAAAACGAGATCCGAGCGACCCAAGACGCCTTCCCAAGTGGTCTTCTTGGCAATGGTGTCGAACGAAGAGTCCCAGACCAGCGGGCTGTCGGTGCCTGCGGCATCCTTACCGACGTTGAAGCAACCCGTGCGGATAACTTCACCGTATTTGGTGGTGTTGGACGAACCAGACGATGCAGCGTGAACGAGCACGCCGATCGGCTGAACTGCCGAAGCCAGCGTCGCGTTGTACGTCGCCTTTACCAGTTTACCGGCGCTCAGACCAACAACCGTGAAGGCTGCGAGGGTCTGCGAGTCAGCGAGCAAGATGCGGACGGGCTGCTGCATTGGCGGTTCGGCACCCGCAGACAGGTTAGCGTCCACGAATTCGTCCATTACCTCGAAGGCAGCGGTGCCGCGTGCTGCGGCATTTTTATAGGAAGTGTTGATGGTGCTCACGACACAATCTCCTTATTGAGTTACAGCAGGCTTGGCGAAGCCCTTCATGCCGACGTTTGCCGCAAGAGTGCGGAGGTCCGCGATCTCGGCATCGACCTTGCCGTCGCCTTCGGTCAACAGGCCGTCACCGGAACCGACGTCAGGGTTGCCATTTTCCATGGCACCTTCGAAGGTCGTCGCAGCAGGTGCAGCGGCGGGTGCTTCGACAGCAGGCGCAGCGGCTTCAGCCGGGGCTTCCTCGGGAAGTTTCGCGAGGAATTTCGTAGCAGACTCCGCCGACATATCACTGTCGAGGGCTGCTGCGAGAGCGGCGATTGGACGCTTCTTGCCTTCATCGCTTTCGATGATTGCGTTGATGCGCGTGCGTTCGGCTGTGGCGCCTTCTGCCGCACCTTCGATTTTGCCTGCGGCAATACCTTCGGTTCGGGCAGCAGCTACCGCAGAATCATGGACGGCCTGATCGACCGTCGACTTGGCAGGATCTGCCATATTGTCTTCTCCTTCACTATCGGACGGGTCGTCCAGAAAATCCGCGAATGCGGACGTTGCATCGTCAAGACTGCCGATTGAATCGGCAAGTCCGTTCGATACGGCTTGCGTGGCTGTGTAACAGTAGGCTTTCAGATCGCTCCGAATAACCGACTCTTCCAAGCCGCGTCCTCGCGCCACAGCGGCAACGAAGATTCCATACAACTCGTCAATGCGAGCCTGAATACGTTCCTTGGCCTCGGGAGCCAACTTCTCATACGGGTTGCCTTCAACCTTCGACGGGTCACTGGCAATGTATGTGAACTTGATGCCCGCCTTGTCCATGGCGTTACTCACGTCAACATGGCATGTTACCACACCTATCGACCCAACGCCACCCGTTCGTGATACGGCCACATGATCGGCGACCAGCGAGACCGCGTAGCAGGCAGAATATGCGGCTTCATGCGCAAATGCTCGCACCGGCACGCCGGTTTCTTCCTTGAGCGCGAGCATCTTGTCCACGGTATCAAAGCAACCGGCGACCATGCCGCCCGGTGAATCGCAGATCAACGCAATGCCACGGATCTGTCCGATAGCAAAATCAGCG